GTCCAGCGCGTTGCCGAGAACGCCCTTGCCGCCGATCGACCGGCCGCCTCGATGCGTGAACCCGAACTCGACCAGGTGGCCGTGACGCACCCCGCCCGTCAGCGCCTTCGGTGTCGCCCGCTTGCGGTAGTGCTGGTAGTACCGCGACAGGGCCGCTTTATTTGATCGCCGTGGCCCGATCTCGACGGACGCGAAGGTGTTCCCGCGTTGTGCGCCTTTCTTCCGCTGCCAGATGCTCGTTGCCTGTGCCAGCGCACCAGAGCCCCCGATAGCCCGGTAGCTGCTGCGCGCCGCGTTGACCATTGGCCGGCCGGCCTTCTTCAGCGCCCGAACCATGACCTTCTTGCTGGCCTTTGCCGGCAGGGCTTCGGTCAGCAGGTGCTCAAGGTGCTGCAGGCCGTCGATCTTGATGTCGACCTTCACGCCTCACGCTCCACGGCCAGCATCTCGAGCTCACGGTGCTTGGCCATCAGGTCGCCGGGTGGTCCGACCAGATCGAAGACCCGGCCGTTGTAGATCGCGCGGTGCTTGCCGGTCATGGCCGCCAGACGGGTGGAGTAGCGCACCCGGATCTTGTGGCTGATCGATCCCTGTACCCGCTGGGCCTCGTAGCGTTCCTCGCCGCGCAGGGGTTCCAGCGACGCCCAGGTCGAGTCGTACAGCACCCACTCGTTGACGGTATCGCCGACCTCATCCGTGCGCTGCACGGACTCCTCGAAGGTGATGCGGCGGTTTTTCGGCCCGATCAGCACGCGCCGAACCAGTCGATCTGATACGGACGGGCCAGCGCCTCATCGACGCCGACCCACTGCTTCACGTCCTGCTCGCCGCGACCTTCGTACAGGCTGGCGATCCGGAAGCGCATCGCGTCGCGGAGCTGGGCGGGGATTTCGCTGGCGACGCCATAGCCCGCCGTGCAGCGCACCTTGACGGCGCCGAGCACGTCGCGGGTATCCGGCCAGTCGAGGCCATAGCCAGGGGCGATCACGCCGTGATGGTCGTCGCTCAGGTCTTGCTGAAACGCGGTGCCGGCCGGCGAGGCATCCGGGCCGGTAAGGGTCTGCAGTGCGCCGTTCGTGTCGATGTAGGCGATCGACGTGACGGACAGGGTGCGACCGAGCGGCAGCACGATCTCGCGCCGCGGCTTGAGCTTTGACGCAGGCGGGAATCGGTCCAGCACCACGTCGACGGTGCGCGAGATCAGCGCCCGGCGGGTGAACGATTCGCACCAGTCGCGCGCGCCGGCAATCAGCGCGGTGAGGGTGGCGTCTTCATCGGTGCCATCGATGCGCAGATAGGTGCGCATTTCGTCGACGGTCAAGGGTTCCGCGCTGGGCGCAGTGATGACGGTGATTCGCATGGCCGCAGGCTATGCAGCCAGCGCCGGACAGGCACGCCACAGCGCAGTCAGTCGTCGAGCAATTGCCCGATGGAGCGGCGCGGGAAGGCCTCGATGGCGCTGCCGGGAGAGCAGTTCAGCACCTCCACTCCGAGCGCCTGCAGGTCGGCGATGGCGGTCTGGTAAGCCGCTGCGAAAGCCGTATAGGGTGACGTGGTACGCAGAGGCGGCGGGTGATCACCGAACCAGTGCCGCTTGCCACCGTTGGCGTGGCAGTCATAACCGATCAGCAGAACACGCTTCGCGCCCAGGTGCGCGGCGATGTTCAGGAGCTGGAACCCGGAATGCCCACCTTCCCGTCCAGTGTGGATCCGGCCACCGTCGCGGGACATGCCGACCGATGGCAGGGCTGGAACGTGCCACAGACCCCATTTGGCACAGGTCAGTTGATCCTGGCACCAGAGCAGCGACATGTGCGTGTCCCGAACCTGCTCGATATGCGCCTCCCACCACTCCGGGTCAGCCGCATAGAGGCCATCGATCCACGGCGCAATCCGATAGGCGTCGTTACAGCCCAGCACGCGGGCTCGGCCCTCCATCCATGCGCGGTGGGCCGTGTTGATCTGGCCACGAGTCAGGCTCGGGCCGTTGGCGATCAGGATGATCGTGGAATCAGGGAATGCGCGGGGAATGGGCGCCCGAACCGCGACGCGCTCTTGCGATGGCCGGTGGCGGTGCGGTTTGAGAGCTGGGTGCAAGGATCAGCCGCGCTTCTTCCGGGCCGGCTTTGCAGCCTCGCCGGTCTCTGGCGCGGAGACAGTCGCGGTCTCGTAGCCGGTGTCCTTGATGGGCTCGGCCTGGCCGCTCTCGATCAGCCGCAGGGCGCTGTCGTTGTCGAACTCAACGACATCGCCAACCGTGGCAGACCATCCCTGGCCGGCGATCGGTGTCAGCATTCGTACTTTCATTTGATCACCACGAAAAAGGCGGGCCGATATAGAACCGGCCCGCTGAGGTTATCGCAACAACATGAGCAAGGCACGAAATCAGGCGAGACGCAGATACTTGATCGGGTTGGTGCCCGCATCAAGCAGCTTGCTGTCCGAGCGCATGAACATGTTGAAGCCCACCTGACGATTCGCGGCGTACAGTTCGCGGAGTACCACGAGCTGATAGCCGAGCACGTCACGGATCTGGAACTTCGACAGATCACCGTAGGCCATCACGCGCTGGGCAGTGGTCAGGGCCGAGGACATGGACTGGTCGATGATGAACTGATCACCGTCGATCGTGGCCGGTACCGCATCAGCAACGGACGGCTGCCAGAGCGGGCGGCCATCACTGCCAACGAGCGCCTTGACCGCACGCAGCACCGTGTCATGCATCGCCCACTTGGCACTGAGCCGGTACGCCGGATCAACGGAGTGCTTGAGGTCGAGCATTTCCTGGTAGGTGAACGCGGTGGCAGAGGCTGCAGTCTTGCCGAGCGTGGCGGCGGTGACAAAGCCCTGCGGCTGGCTGGAGCCGGTACCGGTGGCGTAGTAGGCCGCCGTGCCACGTCCCAGCCGCTCACCGAGCAACCGACCGAGCAGCGCGCCGACATCGACGCCGGAGTCCTGCATCAGCTCCAGCGATACGCGCACGATCCGCGAGCTGAAGGTGTACGCGCCGAAGGTCACGACGCCGAACGCGACATCCTGCTCAGAGTCTGCGGCGTTTTCCGCGACAAGCGCACCGGAGTTGGTGGTGTCGTTCACGGTCGGCCACGGCAGCGACCGGCCATCACTGGACTGGATCACCGTGGCGGCGTTGCGGATGCCGCTGTACTGCTTCAGGGCCACGTCGATCTGCGACGCGAAGTCCTGCGGGACCATGTAGCCACCGGCAGAACTCGTGCCGATCGACTGGGCGCGGATTTCGTCGCTGTCGGAGTAACGGGCCTGCATCAGTGCCTGGTGTTCCGGCTTCAGGCCACCGAGACCGCGGCGCAGGAAGGCATCGAACACGGCGCCCAGATCGGCAGGCTCGGACGGCCGACCGGTGCGGGTGTAGTCGGTGCGCACTTCCTTGCCGCAGAACGTGACCACGGACCCGCGTTGCTCGCCGCCGCCGTCATCACCGCGACGGTTCTCACGACCGATCTCAATCGGGTTGCCATTCTCATCGCGGAAGAACTGGCGAACGATCTGCTCCTCACCGGCCAGCTTGGACTCTGCGAACTTGGCGCGGTCCAGCTCGCGTTCGAGCTTCTCGTGCTCGGTGCGCAGGTTGGTCCAGGTGTTCTCGTCTTCGGCGGTAAAGCCGCGATTCTCGGCTTTCGCCTTCGCATCCAGCTCGCGCATCTGCGTGGCAACACGCGCGAGGTTGTCCTTGATTACCTTGGTACTCATAGCGAAAAACTCCTTGAATGTTGAATCAGGTTTTTTGCCACGCATCGCCGGGAGCAAGCCCGGTGCAGCGTCGCCTGTAGTAACTGCCGGCCGATAGCCGGTGCTCGCTACGCGAAAAGCCGTCTCAGTTCCATTGCCCGCAGCTCAGCCACTCGCCGCTGCGATTCCGCCCGCAAGTCACGGCCCTGCAGGTACTCGGCAAGGGTTCGCTTTGCGCTGTCGGTGTCTGGATATGCCGGGAACGTCACGGGCGATACGTCGAACAGCCGCGAAACGCGGGTGATCGTGCGAATCAGCACGCCGTCTTCGGACTCATCCCACTTGTCGCCGCCGCGGGCCACGCGGAAGCCGAACGAGCTTTCGCGCACATCGCCGCGCTCCAGGCTCACCAGCAGATCGCGGCCGTACTGGGTATCAGGCGGGTCGATCTCGTAGGTCAGCCCGGCTGCATCGACACCGATGCGGAGCGTGCCGGCACTCGACCGGCCGAGGATCAACGAGCCGTCATGGTTGAACAGGGCGCGAACGTCATCGCCCAGCACATCGTCGAACGCGCCGGGCGCAATGACTTCGCGGAAGCCGCCGAGGTTTTCCGACAGTTTGTCGAATACCGCAGCATGGCCACGAATCAGCGGTGCCTGGCTTTCGCCGCGGCGCTCGACCGCCAGCGTGCCGGCGTAGTGGCGAACCTCTCGAATCATCTGCAGACCCTCAGCAGTTCTGCCGGGCCAGTAGCGGCCCAGCGACTCAGGATCGTTTCTAAGGGATCACCCGACATCAGGTCACGCCACCGCGCTTGCGCAATCTCTGCGGCCCGCTCTGCCGACACACCGAGCGCATTGCGTAGGTGGTCGCGATAGTCGGTCTGGTAGTACGTTTCTGCTGCGGCGATTGCCGCTTGGTCGTCCACGTGACTGGTGCGCAGCGACCGCAGCCGCTTGGCCTCGCCTGTCAAGACCCGGCCCGCCGCAGCAAGAGCGATGTTGCGTGCCTGGTCGGCTTCGTCGTCCTTCGGTTCATCGCCGGCCGTATCCTTCGGTTCTTCCTTCTTCGGTTCTTCGGGCGCTTGGGCGACGGCCACCGGCATGAGCGGTTCGTCGAGACCTTCCAGCGGGTCCAGATCCTCCAGCTCGCGGGCCTCGTTGCGAGTCAGCCAGCCGGACGTGATACCGGACGAATAGAACGCAGAGCGCCCGGCGTTATCGCCGCGCAACAGTCCCTGCACCTTGAACTTGAAGAACAGCCGGCCCTGCTGGGATTCATCGATGAGCGTGGAGTTGAGGCACGCCTCGATGCGGGCCAGCCACGGGACCAGGGTGTGCTTGACGAATGCCAGATCAGAATGCTCGGCATTGCTCCATGTCGCACGTGAGAAGTCCTGCACCAGCGTCGGTGGCACCTTGAAGATCCGGCAGATCTCCGACACCTGCAGGGCGCGGGTCTGCACGAACTGGGCGTCATCCGGGGAGACGCTGATCTGCTTGTATTCCATGCCCTGAGACAGCACCGCGACCCGCTGGCGGTTCTCGCCGGAGTACGCGGCATCCCACTGTTGTCGGAGCCTTTCCGGGTCTGCGACCGTGCCAGGATGCGACAGCACGCCCCGAGGCTGCGCGCCTGTACCAAAGAACTGCGCGCTGAATTCCTGCGTGGCCAGCCCCCACCCGATCGATTCACGGTGTAGCCGAATCGGTGACCAGCCCGACACACCGTCATAGCTGATGCCCTGCACGTGCAGCACTTGGTCGGGCGTTAGGATGGTCTGCGCACCGGACGCTGGTGTGAATTCGTACAGCTTGCGGCCATTACGTATGACCGGATTGATCTGCTGCGGGTGGACCGGGATCAGTTCGGCGACGCGGTTGCGGGTCGTGCGGTTGATCAGGCTGTAGTGATTACCCCACCCCACCAGATGCGCCATGACCAGTTCCCGCCAGATGAAGCTGCTCTGGTCGGGGTTCGGTTGATCGTGCAGCAGTCGGTACAGCGGGTGATCCACGGCCGGCACACGGCTGCGGCCCTGCTTCTCGTAGAGCACGAGCGGCAGGGATGCGACGGCTTCCGACAAAACGCGGATGCAGGCGTAGACGGTCGGCATGGCCAGTGCGGTGGTCGGGTTAACACCCATGCCAGCCTTCGTCGGCTGCCCGCCCAGCATCTCGTTGATGTACGCAGAGGAACTGAACCCGGCAGCACGGTGCTCGATGCCGAGCCAACGGCGCAGAATCGCCGCCAGCGATATGCGGGCGTCGCGTGACTCGTGGCCATTCGCCATGCTTGTAGTTCCTGCAGGTCGTCTGCAGGGATCATGGCAAGCGTGGCGCTTCGCCTCACGCCATCACACCACCAGCAGGTCACCCGTATACGCAGGCACCTCCGGCACAGAGATCGCCCGACCGATGGCCATGATCGCCGCGACCACGCCGTCGATCTTGTTGGCGCTGGTCTCCTTGCGGGGGTAGATGTTTTCCTTCGCGTCGATGTGGCACACGACGTTGCTCACCATCCACTCGAACACCGGGTCGCCGTCATAGTGGAAGCGCCCGGACTGCACCAGGGCATCAAATTCCTTCATCGGCTGACTGAAGTTCTGCACGGTGTTGCGGTACTCGACCATGATCGCGCCCGCTTCGGTCATCCGTGAGGCCAGTTGCGTGGCTTGCCATGGGTCATAGGCCACTTCCTGCACGTCGAACCGGCTGAAACAGTCGAGCAGATCGGCCTCGATCACCCCGAAATCGAGCACAAAGCCCGGCGTGGTCGTGATCCGGCCCTCGATTTCCCAGCCCGAATACTGCGAATTGCGGGACTCCTGCACCGCTGCTTCGGGCAGGAAGCTGCGCAGGAAGCCGAAATAATGCTTCTGGCCGTCGATTTCGCGCTCGAAAAGCAGGTATCTGGCGGCAATATCCGTCTTCGATGCCAGATCCAGGCCTATCCAGCAGCGGCATCCGCCGAAGTCGTCGATGCTCAGATCAGGATCCATGCACGCCCGGAACTTCTGCATGTTCATCCAGGCTGAATCCGCGTTGACCCAGATGTTGAGATGCTTGGTTTGGAAGTTGGCCTGAGCGGCTGGCAGTTCCATCGCTTTGGCGCAGAGCTGGGCGACCACCTCGGGCATGACGGACACGCCCCAGTTCGGGTTGGCCTTTCGCCAGGTCGCCTCGGCCGTCCAGTCGTCGCCATCGTCTACGGTGTAGATAATCCCGAACACCGAGTCGTCAGAGACCACGCCGTCGAGCACGCGGGCGGTGTAGGTGCGGGTCTCGTAGCAGATCCCGGCGCGATTCGAGCCGGCCGTGGTGATCACCCAGAGCAGGGACTGCGGGCGCTTGCCGGTGCCGGTCTCGAGCGCGTCATAGACCTCGCGGGTGCGGTGGGCGTGCAGCTCGTCGACGATGGCCAGGTACACGTTCAGTCCGTCCAGCGCGTTGGATTCGCTGGCGACCGGCTGAAAGGTCGAGGCCGTCGAGGCCTGGGCGATGGCATGGGCCAGGATCTCGACGCCCAAAGCGGTGCACATCTCCGGCCGGCGGCGCGCCATGTTCTGCGCCACCGAAAAGACGATGCGCGCCTGGTCGCGGGTCACGGCGGCGCTGTAGACCTCGGCGCCACCCTCATGGTCAGCGAAGCCAGCCTTCAGGCCGACGGCTGAGCTAATGGCGCTCTTACCGTTGCCCCTGGGCACCTCGATATAGACCCTGCGGAAGCGCCGATGATGGGTACCGCGCCGCAACCAGCCGAATGCGACGGTCAGAATGAAGCACTGCCATGGCTCCAGCCGGATATTTTCGCCCGAAAGCGGCCCCTTGATGTGCGGCAACAGCTCGATGAACCGGCACCATTCGCCGGCCACCGCTTCGGAAAACTCGAACGGACCACGCTTTTGCCAGCGTGCCAGGTCGTCGGCCTGCCGTTTGCAGGCCAGTTTCACCCACTTGCAGGCCGGTATCCGCCCGGAAATCACCCCGGACGCATAGCCCATAGCCCTCAGTACATGCGGATCAGTGAACCGCGCCGCCGGACTTGACCGGCGTGCTGGCTTTTTGCGTGCCACCGAACGCGGCGAACGGGTTTTCTTTTTCGGTCGGCTTTGCGACATGGATGCGCGGCCGTGCGGCCGGCGAGAATCCCAGTTGTTCAACGCACCTGAGAATCAGGAGCGACATTTTCTGAAATGTGCGGATCGCCGGGTGTTCAGTCACGCCACCGGCCATCGAATCGGCGAGGATGCCCTCGGTGTTGATCACGTGCTGGGCAACGTTCTGGGTATCCACCGCCCGCACCCAGGTCAGGAACACCGAGCGGTCGAGCAGCTTCAGCAGACCGGGCGGCGCCTGGGCGATGGCCTCCCGCCAGAGCTGGTCCTGGGCCGGTGACAGCCCTGCAGGTGGATCCAGTAGATCACCATCGAGGCGCAGCTCCTGGTCACGGTCGCGGTGCTTGGTGGCGTGCAGTGTGCCGTCGGTCTTGTGCATCTGCGTGGGCTTCGGTTTGCGGCCTCTCATGCCCGGCACCCCAAAACGACCAAAAACGGCAGCGTGCGCGCGTGGGGAACTGCTG